ATAAGCGCAATGCGGTTTCAAGGTCTTTAACGCCTTCTAACCTTATTGGCTCGCTCACTGTTCTTGTGCCTTTCCTCTAGGGCTCCTTTGAGCGCCTTGTACATCCAGTAATCCATTTTAAGCAACTCATTAGGGCTAATGCCCGTGGCCAGCGCGATCACTGCAACTTCGTAAGTCCTAGTGTCGCGCGTTAGCCATTTGGGTCATCAAGCTCAAGTTCTACCAGTTCAATGGTGTCTAAGAAGTCATCACCAAACGGTTTTACTGTTTGAGTTTTCTTAAGGCAGAGCCACGCTAAATAATAAATATGCTCCTGCTTCTCTTGGTCGCGTAATACTTTGGCGAATCCCCCACCAACGTACTTTTCAAACGCAACTTCGATAGCCGGAGTTATAGCGTGGCTACTGACTGTTCCATCTTGTTGAGTTATCTTGAGTTTCATTTTTCCCCTTCGATAGTGCTATTAAAAAGTGCCAGTAATTGCCTTGGTGATGTTGCCGGATACTGGCCAAGTTACTGAAACTGTTGCTAATTCTCCAACATTGTAAACTTGAGGCCACTGGGTAACCAAAACATCACAAGTGATGAGAGGGTTGTCAGCTCCGACTGCACCTGCCTTTGGCACAATCTTTAATGATGCAGAACCACCGACAAGACCATTACCGGCGGTTGAACCATTGATTGTTTGGTTTACTGCGCTGGTGGCAAAATCTGCATTAAAATCAATTGAAATGCTTGAGTTCTCAAGGCCTGCAATATATTTGTGGCCTCCGTCACCCATAGCAGTTACTTCTAGTTGATCAAACTCTTGTGAAATAGTAATGCTGGAAACCCAGTCGCTGAGGTCAGTTGTGCCAACCTTGAACTGGACTCCATTACCGAGAAATGTTGCCATTATTCTTTATCCTTTGCTTTCTTGGTTGTTAGTTCAATATAGCCAGCTTCAACTAACGCTAAAATGTCAGCGCCGGTTAAATCCTGCTCATTTATTTCTTCTCCTTTGAGGAAACCAATTCCTACAACTGAGAAATCTCTTAATGCTTTCATTTTAGCTCCAACTCGTCATGGCCTGTATTGTTACGTCAGCACTCATTAAATCCCCTGATGGCAGAGTGAATAATTGAGGAGCTGAAACTGTTCTAATTGTATCGTCTGGGCGATTAGTTTTAAGTCTGGTGATGGCGCTTTGAATAATATCTTCTAGCTTCTGCAACCCAGATTGGTTGTCCAATGCTGGCACTGTAAAAGTTAAACGCAAATTAGCGCGAGGGCTCAGCGCGGTTTGGTTGTTGGTGATCTCAACTGCTGGGTCATCCCAGGAGACAATGCAGGAATTAGCAATAGGCGCGTTTGGTGGGAAGCTGTAAGTCTGATATACGCTTGCATTGGCAACTGCCGTTGCAACTGCTTGCCGTAAGGTTACCCAACTCATCCAACCATCCCACCAGTGGCCATGTATGGGGCTAGAAGGCCCTTCACGCGGCTAAGAAGACTGATACCCATTTTGTACGGTGAAGGCTGAAAATCAATGGCTGTTGCGCCACCAGAGGGCGCTGTCTTGGCCTGAAATATATCTACGGCAATCATAAGAGCTGCCATGCAGATCGCATCGTAATCTTCCCAAGTTGTGTTTTCTGGGCCAGTCACTTTACCGTAAGGCACAACAGTGCGTTTGGTTTGAGTTGTTAATTGATTGTCTGTAAATGAAATTGAATAAGTGGTGACGGCGGTAATGGTTGAAGAACCATTGTAATGCGCGCCTACGTTTTCCACGTTAATTGTTTCCCCCACTACCAAGTGATGTGGGTCCTCTGTATAAATCGTGCCGGTTGTGCCGTTTGCTTCCTTCGCTACTACCAATTGCGTATTGTGTGGCAAATAGGATAAGACAATGGCATTGGCGCTGTCACAGATATTCTGTAAATCAGCATCCGAGTACAAAGTACCCAAGCCCATGGTGGCTTTCAGTTGTGCCACGGTGACTAATGCCATTATCGCTCCCTATCGGATGAGAGAGGCTAGGAAGGGGCTAACCTCTCTCGGTCTAGAAGTTGTTAGGACTTGTTCCAACGGCGCACGCCACCGGCAATCTTTGTTGCAATTGCGTAGTAACCGTGGAGTGAAACTGTTGTTTGTCCATTGCCAAGAACCTGAACAGTAAGGTTGGTTACTGGGCTCTCGTAGTAGGTGATTGCCTCTGGTGCAATAATCCACATTGAATCATCGCCATCTCCTGCGCCAACAAATGGATCAACATAAAGCCCAAGACCCATGACGTTGCCAACGAGAGAAGTAGCGGATGCGTTTCCTGTTGCGTTGCTTGGAGCTGCTGCGGTGAACAATGGGCGCTTGCTGCTGTCCTGGAAACCCATGATCTTGCCCCACCAGGTGGAGTTAGCAACAATGTTGCGTGCGAATGAACCGGCTGCACTGTAAGCGGCTGCTGACTCAGTTGCAACAAAGCCAACGAGTCCATCAATGTCTGCTGCTTGAGCAGTCGCTTGAGTTCCGTCGGTGATAAATTTGGTGAATACCTTCTCATCAGAAATACGTGCATAAGCACGGCGGAGTTCGCGCATGAGCTCGTTCATGTACTCAGGCGAGCTGCGCTCGATAAGTTCCCATGAGATTGTTTCGCTCTTTGCAAGCTTCTTGACATCTACGGTGATGTAGGTTGAAGTCATTTCGTTACCAGCAGTGGTATCTCCATCTTCTGCAACCTCAGTGACTTGTGGAGCCTGTGAGAGTTTTGGAATGGTGAAAGAGAGACCTGAAGCTGGAAGTGCTCCACGTGATACGGCCTCGATAGAAGGACGGCCATCAATGGTGTTGGTAATGAACTCAGTGAGGTGTGGAGCAAGTGTCAAGCCAGTGTTGTTGCTGGTGTCATCGCTTGCTGCGACCCATAGAGCTGATTCGTGGTTACCGTGAGCAGCCTTGATCTTGTGCTCGAGGTAAGAAGCGGATGTAGTAATACCGCTACGTGGTTTGGTGTAGGCAAGCGCAACTGTTGGCTTCGCTGCCTCAACCTCTGGTGCTGCTGCTTCAACTGCTGGTGCAGCCTCTACAACCTCATCCTTTGTTGGTTCAGACATAGGTTCTTCCTTTTCTGTTTCTTCTGGCGTAGCGCTCGCCGCTACTTCCAATACCCGCGCCTCTGCAAAAGCAGGTTCAGTGACGAGGGAAACTTCGCGTAATGAAGCGGCAGTAACAATCATTGTGCCGTTCTTATCTGTTTCGTAATCGGTAATGCGTGCGCCAACGCTAAGCCCATTCTTTAGGCCTTCGCTTGCCTCAATGAGGCTATCTGTTGCGCGAGTGCTAGAACCAAGTTTGAAAGTTGCATAAAGTCCTTCAGGTGCAGACTCAAATGAAACCATTTTGCCAATTGGTCGGCTCATTTCGTGATCTGCCAGTAACTTGATTTTCTCGGCTGTTAAATCCTTAAAAGCGCCTTGCTTAAATATCACTTCTCCGGCGCTGGTGTAACCCACTGCATCGTAAGGAGCAATAAGGCCAGTAATGGTGCGCTTGGCTACGTTTGCTTCAATCTCGCGTGGTAATGAGAAATTAATCTCCATTTGTTCTCCTTGGTGCAGGGGATAAATCTTCCATTGCTCTTGCTTCATCTACTGTAAGAATCCCTAACGGCACTACATCGCGATAAAATGCTGCTCGCTCGCTTGGATTGCCGCGTAGGAAATCGTCTAAATCAAAGCGCACATGCTGCCCTTGAATGGTGATGTCATCGCCGGATAATCTGTTTTCTAGAACTGTGATGATGTTGCGCAAAGAAAAATCAACCAGATAACGCTTTTGGCCTTCTGCGTTGTTGTATGTAAGAGAACCGCCAGTTTCAGCATCAAGAAGATAGGCTGGCACGTTCATCATTTGAGCAACCATTGTTTGCATTGCTTTGCGCGATTCGACAAGTTGCAATTGAGTATTGTCAAATTGCATTGGTTGGTACTCAAGATTGCTGGTCATGTAAGCAGTAGCACGCGTGTTACGTGCAGACTTGAAACGTGCAAGAAGGTTCATTACCTGATCTTCTGGTAAATCCATTCCCGTGTTTTTCAATACGCCGTTTGGCACTGGTTCTTCCGCTGAGCGCTTTGCTGCTTGCTCTAATGCAATTGCAGTTTTAATTGTGGAGGCCCCACGCTTTAGTACACCTTCATCAAGTGCTTGAAAAGTAATTAATGACCCCAAGCCGCTATTTGGTACTAATGTGCCGTCCACTGCGTATGCATCAATCATTGTTGAAGTGTTGTTGTACTGCGGTGTAACTCGAGTAAAATTAATATAACGGAATGCAGAAGGTCGGCCATCTTCTTTATACACTTCAATAATCTGCCAATAAGCATTGCCATTAAAAATAAGATCATCAATAGTCCAGGCCAACATTGTGCCGTAAGCAGAATTGGGGTCTGGTTGCTTCATCCAACGCGGTTTAGGAATTTCCTCG